ATGTTGCCGGCGCCGCCCCCGCTCTCAAGCCCGCGCCCATCGCGCCGTTCCGAAATCATTTCGGAACGGTTTTGCGGCTATGATCTCATTAGGTTCGACGAGGTGTTTCGCGATCACGAACGTCTTCGCCGCCTGCGAACCAATGAAGAAACCGCCGCCCGCCCGGCGCTCCTCCAGAATTTGTCCGTGTATCCTGCTTATGTTTTGAGGTTCGGGGTTTACACCGAAACCCGCGACACGTGGGTTGCCGATCTCGAGATCCGCCAATGCAGGATGTGGCACGATATCGCCGCGGTTGAGCTTCGATGGCATCTGTCCACGTCCGGTGCACTCGACTCGCTGCCGACACTCGTGGGCGCTCGGGCCGATATCGTGGCCCTCCACGCTGTACCTGACGCGGTGGCGGCAATCGCGGCTGCGATCGAGGAGCACGCTTCCGATAACCGCCCACTCCAGCCAGCGGTTGTCGCGCGATGTCTCGATAAGCTTGGTTTTCGCGACATTCGAGAGATCGATACGCGAACGCTGATCGTCGATGACTGGGCTGATGAGGAGACCCCAATGATAGGGAGATGATCATGGGAGCAAGTCATGCACGTCGTGGAGCTTCGCGGGTGGGCCCTGTCTGCCGTCGCGCGCATTGATGTCGAAGTACCTGGCTTCGCAGGCCATTTCCTCCGGGCCGGCGCTGAGCGAAGACAAGCGATCGCCGCAGCTCTGTCCCGCATGTCGGACGTCGAAGCCGCGCAGGCCGCGAAATCATTTCTGACGGCGAAGACTCGCGAAATCATCATTTCGGCCTTTGGCGCCTGTCCTCACGGGCTTCTTGGGGCCCTGGCGAAGGCAGGACACCAGCCGCACTCGGCAGCCTTCTATCACAAGCTCTATCGAATTTTCGACGCGCCGAGACGCCGGCCGAATGCCGCGCGGTGCATTCAGCAGCTCAGGACCATCTCCGAGGCGAAGCTCGGGTCCATCACCAAACTCCCCGAAGTTCTCCGGCTCCCCACGCTCGTCGAATCACTGCCCACGGCGGAAGATGCGAGCGGTTTCGTTTGGTTGTGGCGTCGGCTGCTGCAGGCCGGCACCTCGGAACGTGAACTCCTCCACTCGTTGCGGCAGGCGTCGCGTGTCGGATCCCTCGACGGCTTCGCAGAGACGTGGGCTTCGCGCATCGATTTCCCCGCCTGCCCAATCCCCCGATCGGAACGGTTTCGACCGCTCGCAAACGGGCGGGAGGTAAAAAGGGAAGCCCTGAGATTTAGAAACTGCGCCGCGGAAATGTTGCCGAGCCTTCTCGATGGTCGCCGCCACCTCGGCATCTTCACCTGCACTGACGCGGTGGAGGTTATCGTGGAGATGCGCCGAACAGATAACGGCGTTTTCATCGACGATGTGCACGGCTTTCAAAACGGAACGGTCGCGACGACTCATCGCCGGGAGGTCCTCAGGTTCGGAACAGCACATGGCGTTGCGAGCAGGTTCGCTACGGCGCGATCACCTTGGGCCGTTCTGCATCGCCTGGGACTGCACTCCCTTAGGTGGAAACCTTGAACCAATCCAAATCGAAGAAAGATGATTAAAGCAAGCAGCCATATAATTTGATTAGCATTACTCAAGTTAACATTGTTCCACCGATCTGCAAAAATACTTGTAACTACATTGGAGCATTACAATCTCTTATTACTATTGTTCCTCTATAACAGAATGACAATTACTTCGAGGTAGATCACTAACACCTTTGTGTTATACTTGAAAAAACTGAAATTTTTATTTGACATAGTTATTTTCGCTTCATATTTTCCAGGGGCGAGGCGAGCAGTTTTCCCAACGAAATTGCCGGCGGAGCACTAGGTCGTTCGACCATATCAGAGGGCACCCGTTGCTTTCGATAAACCGCTACGATTGGCATCTACATTTGGGAATTGCGATATGTATGAGAAAAAGTTCCGGAAATTTCAGGATCATTTCGAACAAAGCGAAATGGATATTCACGCATACTGCGTGAAGGCTCGCGAAGTCATCGACAAGCTTAATGGGAAGACCCCTTCGAAAGAGGACCTCCAGCGTTTCCCATGGGCATCAATGCGCTGGTCGCGTGCCGAACTCGCCCGTTTGGATGATTTCGTAGAAAGCCTCGAAATACAGCAGGACCCCGGGGTGGTTCATGACTCCCGTCATCTTGAGGCGTTCTTTTGCGTCAGAACGAATGAGAAGGCTGGGTGGTGGTACTACGACGAGCCTCGCCAGTATTTCTCCCTCGCGCAGACAGCTCTGATATTCTTGTCATTTTGCCTCCAGCACATGGATGAGCTCGAGCATCCCATCCCGCCGGAGCTTGCAAAAGTTCAACGTGTTCGCGTGGCGCCTGACTCTGTCTTTCCGCTCGCTGGCCGTCTCAGCGTCAGGCATTTCGCAATGCGAATGTTCGAGATCATCGAGGCATCGCCACCTGAGCCCCTCCCAGACGCCACGTTCATTTCCCTCCCATCGTCGATCCAGTGGGATTTCAGGATGGTCGACGTGCAACGTGAAATCGAAGTTTCGGAGCCCACAGACGATGCGATGCTCGCCTTCCAACGCGCAGCGCGCGCGCGATCTCTGCTCTCGCCGGCCGAGGTGCGAGAGCGCTTTCTCATCAACCTCGCCAGCGTTCGCGCAGCGCTCGTTGTGGCGGGCATCTCGAAAGCCAGAGCCGGCTTCGCGAACTGGACAGATCGGCCACTCAACGAATTGATCTCGTTCGATGATGACTATGACGTAGATGTCGATGGCGTTTGGGTGGTCACACTTGCGACGCATGCTCCGGGCGGTGCGCTGCAACCACTGCGTGAGGCGATCGTGGAACTGACATTCGATGCGATGCACTGGTCTGGTTCGCCGGAGAACTTCGAGGAGGAGTTTTCGATCACACTCGTCGTCACGGACGATATTTTTCAGATCACGGACTGCCGATCTGACAATTTGTCGGTCTGGGTGCACAAGCAATGACGGCTTCGCAGAGAGCCGGTGCGCCACATGCAGTGCCTCATCGCGATCCTGGTAGTGCGTTCATCCCAGAGCGGTGCCTAATCGAAGACAACCGCCCGGGCCGAACCGACGCGCTTCGGATCACCGGCCTGCGAAAGCGCACCCTGCAGGCGAAATGTGCTGCTGGACAGATCGATGGCGCGGCGAAGGACGGTAGCGTGTGGACGTTCGACATTGCGAAGTTGCGTGCGAGGCAGCACGCTCTGGAGGAAGATGCATGCCGAAGAGCAGCGATAAAGCAGGCGAGGTACGAAGCGGCTCCGATCCGCGGTATCCCAATCTCTATTGGCGGAACGGCATTGCCTGGTTTCGAGCCAAAATACGAGGGCGGCCGATTCGACAGAGCTTATCTACGCGCGATCGGAATGAAGCCATCAAGCGCATCAAAGCGCTGGTAACGCAGATCGAGCATGCCCGCTTCTTCGGAGAAGGGAGAACGACGTTCGCCCATGCCGTCACAGCTTGGACGGAAGATGGAATGGGCGGGGTAGAAAGCCAGCGCACGAAGGGCCGATATCGAACGAGCCTTCGGCAGCTTCACCCCCACTTTGGGGGGCTTTTCCTCGACCAGGTCGACAAGAAGCAGGTGGCGTCGTTCGTTCGGGCGAGGAAGGCGATGCGTGTAAAAGGGCGTCCGATCACCAACGCCACAATAAAGCGCGACCTGACCGCCCTGTCACGGCTGCTGTCGTACTGCGTCGCGCAAGGCTGGCGCGATGACAACCCTGCTCGCGATTGGGACCGCAGCGTCATCCGCGAAAAGCGGACCAAGATCGTCAGGCCCGAGACCGGCTCAATCGACCTCGTTATCGCGGAGGCACCGCTCATCTTCGCCTTCTACTTGGCGTTCGTCCTCGCCGAAGGCCTGCGGGCGACCGAAGCTGCGTGCATCCGCCGCTGTGATGTTGATTGGATAGCTGGTACTGTCCGCCTCCAGACGACGAAGCGCGACAAGCCGCGCACATTGCAGCTCAGCGCTCGCGGCCTAGCCATCCTGAAGCGCGTGCCGGTTCGCGGCGAGACCGAGCCGAAGCGTGGCAATTGGCAAGGTCACAACGGCGGCCCGGCACTCGATAGCGACGCCCCGCTCCGTAGCGACGACTTCCTGTTCTGGACGCCCGCGGGCGGGCGCTATAGCGACCCGTCGCGCACCTTCATCATCGCCAAGTCTCGAGCACAAAAAGAGGCACAGAAGGCCGGCGTTGCGTTCACGCCTTTCCGACTCCACGATCTGCGACATGAGTTCGCCATCCGCTGGCTCGAGGAGGGCGGCAGCATATACGCCCTGAGCCGCCACATGGGGCACTCGTCTGTGAAGACGACTGAGATTTACCTCAACGTCGCCGAACTGACCGACCAACAACAGGAGGCGGCCAAAAACGCGATGGAGGCACCATCATCTCGAAAGGAAGCCGCCTAATACCGGTCTTTGGAGCTCGGCGCCATGCGGATGACGGCGCTACATCTCGGTCCACGCCCGTCGAAATCGCACCGCGGCGGGGCACAAATGCGATCACAAGAGCAGCGGTTTTTTGCGAGATTTCGTATATAATTCACCAGCTTAGTAGATATTTTGTATTGGTTTAGGAAACCGCTGCTCTATCCGGCTGAGCTACGGAGCCATGCGGGGCGACTCGTAGGCATTGCACGAAAAGCGGTCAACGGCCGCGCCGCGTCACCCGAGATACCCCGGCAGCCGGCCCTTCGCCAGCTTGGCGCGGATCAGGCTGCCGGCCTCGGCCTTGGTGATCACATGGTCGCCGTCGAGGTCGAGCCCGGCGTTCGCCGCATAGGCGTCGCTGCCGCGCAGGTACATCGTCGCATCATCGGGCTTGCCGACCGCCGCGGGCCAGTGGATCGCCATGTAGCAATCCTCGAGCGAGCGGATCGGCCCGCGCTCGCGCACCGTGTCGCGGAAATAGCGCCAGACATAGTCGAACTGGCGTTCCGCGCTCATCGCCGCGAGCGCGGCGGTGGTGGTGCCGAGCCGCTTGGCGGTGCCCTCGAGAAACTGGATCAGCCCGACCGCGCTCGACAGCCGCTTGCCGTTGCGCAGCGGGCGGATGTCGGGCCGGAAGCTTTCCATCGTCTCGAACGCCATGCAGGCCGGCAGCCAGTCGGGATGCGTGCCGAAGTCCTGCGCGAAGATCCGGCAGCGGTCGCGCAGCGCCGGCGACATCTTCGCCCCCCAGGCGATCGGCGCCGGCACCGCGGCGTCGACCAGCGCCAGCGCGGCGGTCACGGCGTCGCGCGCGGTGACGAGGCGGGCGCGCAGCGCCGCGGGATCTAGGCTTCCCACGACGGACGCTCCGGGACCAGCAACGGCGCCGCGGTCGGCGCGGCGATCGGCGAGGGGGCGGGCGAGGGCGCCGGCGGCGTGCCGTCCGGGGGCGCCGGCGTCTCGTCGCGCGCGGCGCGGAAGATCGCCTGGCCCGCGCCGCCGATCACCCCGACCAGCCCGACCACCGCGGCATCCATCAGCCGCAGCGTCATCTCGTCATGCTCGAAGGCGGCGGCGAGGATCACCACCACCACGAAGACCAGCAGCATCGCCAGGAAGGCGATGAGCTTGTGGGTGCCGTGCATCAGATCTCTCCTTCAGGCGACGCGCCGAACACGCCCTGCACGCCCTCGATGATCAGCTGGGCGCGGCGCAGGATGTCCGAATGCGGATCGAGCCGCGCCAGCTCGGCGGCGACCAGCTGGAAGGCGAAGCCGAGATGGTCGGCGCGCCGCTCGGCCACCGCCAGCCGTGCCTCGATCTTGGCGACGTGCGACTGGATGCGCGCCTCGATCCACTGCTCGCGCTTCGACCGCGAGGTGAACAGCCAGCGGAGGCCGCCGCCGGCGACGCCGAGCAGCGTCACCGCGCCGCCGACCAGCCCGGCGACGTCGCCGGTGTCGAGCGTCATGCGCGGCGCCCCTGCCGGGGCCGCGGCGAGCATCGCTCAGCGCCGGGCATGGCGGCACGCCTCCTTGAAAGCGTGCCGCCCGCGGGCCGGAATGGAAGGGGGGATACGCATGCCGACACCTCGTTCTGCGACGTCATCCGACGTGGCGAGACTCACCCTAGCGAGAGTGCGAAATTTTTTTCAGGTTCGTCGGAACCGCCGTTGGCGACGGCCGTTATGCCATTGTTCGACGCTCTCAAGCCCCCCGCTCGCGTCGGGCAAAAAATCCGGCCCGCGCCTCTCCCCCCGATGGCGCGGGCCGATCTTTTTTCCGGAGCTGGCGCGTCCTGCGCTCAACCTCCCGTCATTCCGGCGAACGCCGGATCGCGCACGCGCTACGCCCGCGCCAGCTCGCCCTCGCCGAACCATTCGGGCCCGGCGGGATCGCCGCTGGCGTCGACATAGGCGACGCTGACCTGCCGCCGCCCGTCCTCGCCGACGAACAGCCCTTTCACCTTCCCACGCGCGCCGCCGCGCGCCGCGATCGCGACGCGGTCGCCGATGCCGAAGCTGAACTCGATCTTCATGCGCCGCTCCTTCAGGCCTTGAGATAGCTGCCGCCGTAGCTGGTCACCGTGGCGCTGCCGGTGCGCGAAATGGTCATCCGCCATTCGATCACCGCCGGCCCGCTGCCGCTCGGGTTGGCGACGGTGCCGCCCGATCCCCAGCCGGTGGGATTCACCGAATCGCCGGCCTCGGCGAAGCTGTCGTAGGTCGTCCAGCTGCCGCCGTTGATCCGGTAGTCGAGCGCATAGCTGACGGTGGCCGCGCCGCTGAGATAGCCGCTGAACTGCACCTCGGCATAGGAGGCGCCGCCCGGCGCGACGCCGACCGCGATCGGTCCGTAGCTGCCGTGGCCGGGCAGCAGGATCGTCTGCGCCGGCGCCGCGGGCCCCATCGGGCCCGCCGGGCCCGCGGGGCCGGTCGCGCCGATCGGCCCGGGGGCGCCGGTGGCGCCGGTCGCCCCGGTTGCGCCGGTGGCGCCGGTCGATCCCGCCGGGCCCGCCGGCCCCTCGATCTTCGCCCAGCTGTAATCGGCCGGATCGCTGCTTTCGACCGGCGTGCTGCGGTTGGGCGAAATGCCGATATGCGTTCGCCCGTCGGCGGCGCCGGTGGTGAAGCTCGCCGTGCCGCTGGCGTTGTTGGCATAGGCGATCCAGATCCAGGTGGGCTGGCCGTCGGCGCCGGGCGGGCCGGGGACGCCCGCGGTGCCGGTGTCGCCTTTCGGGCCGTCGTGACGGATCGGCACCGACCAGCCGTCGATCAGCGTGCCGTCGAGCTGCTGCCGGGCGACCGACATCCATAGCGGCTCGCTGCCCGGCGGCGGATCGTCCGACCAGCCGGCGGGAACGCCATTCCCGGCGGGTGTCGGCGGGGCGGCCGCGGCGCGGCGCCAGACGAATTCGCGGAAGATGCCGTCGTCGCCGTTGATGCCGTCGGTACCGTCGACCCCCGGGACGCCGGCTGGGCCCTGGATGCGGGCCCAGCTATAATCCGCCGGGTTGGTGCTTTCGACCGGCGTGGCCCTGTTGGCGGCGATGCCGATATGGGTGCGATCGCCCGGCGCCTCGGTGGTGAAGCCGCTGCTGCCGTCGGCGCTGTAGGCCCAGGCGATCCAGCTGTAGGTCGGCAGCCCGTCCGCCCCCGCCGGCCCCTCGATCCCAGCATAGGCGCCGGTGACCACCGGCCCGAGCACGCGGCGCGCGCCGACGACGCCGCGCACGCGGTAGGAGACGGCGACCAGATAGGGCGTGCCCGCCGTCACCGAGGCGATGTCCTTGCGCACCGTCGCCGGCGGCTCGCTGCCCGCGGCGATCCAGTCGGCGGCGCCGTCGACGCGATATTCGAACAGCACCGCCTCGGCATTGGCGTTGTCGGCGGCGCCGGTGACGGCGAGCACCGGCACCGCGACGCCGCCGGCGGCGAGCACGCTGCCCGCGACGGTCCAGGCGCCGGGGGCTGGCGCCGGCACGTCGACGAGCGTCGCGCCGGTGACGCCCGGCGTCGGCGGCGGCGTACCGGTCAGCCCCAGCGCGAAGCCATGCTTGGCCGCGGTCTCCGATCGCGCGGCGAGCGTGACGATGCCGTCGGGATCGAGCGTGCGGTTGACGATCAGCAGCTCCTGGCCGTTGAGCCCGAGCTCCGCCGCGGCGACGGTGATGCAGTCGCCGGGCTTGTAGCCGAGCCAGCGCGGCTTCAGCGGCAGCTCGACGGGGCCGAACTCGCGCGCGTTGACGATGTCGTAGAGCGCCAGCTCGGCGGCCTGGTCGACATGCTGCACCAGCGGGTAGGCGATCTCGCGCGTGCGCGGCTCGCCATCCTCGGCGACATAGGCGGCGACGCGTACCGGCGCGGCGGGGACGATCTCCCAGCCGTGCGCTTCCGACCGGTAGAGCGGCACGACGCCGTTGATCCGGCTGCGGCGCGGCGCGCAGGCGGGCACCGCGGTGTCGCCGACGATGTCGCCGGCGGTGACCGTCGCCAGGCTGACGCGCGGCGCGTTGATCAGGCAGGAGATGCGCGCGCCGAGCCGCAGCGGCTCGCCGCCGCCGGCCTGCAGCATCAGCTTGAGCACATTCCATTTGGCGTCGGTCGAATAGACGACGCCGCCGAGCGTCCAGCCGTTGGCGTCGGCGACGTTGGCGCCCTCGACGAAGGCGGCGACGTCGATCATCGCGACCGGCGCGCCGACGCCGAGGATGCGCTTGCCGTTCTGCCAGCGGCCGAGCAGCCAGGTCAGCGCATGGAGATAGGGATTCTCCGACCAGACGTAGCTGGTCTCGTCGAGCGCGCGGCAGCTCCCCGAACCACCCGGCCAGGTCGAATCGAGGCGGGGATCATAGACGCGGACCCAATGGCCGACCCAGCCGGGCTGCGGCGTGCCGGCGGCGTAGATCTTCTGCTTCTTGTCGAACTTCAGCGTCCACAGCGCCGCCGCCAGGCCCGACAGCCTGTGCGCCGCGGTCCAGCCCGGTGCCGCCGACCCGACCGCGGCGGGCACCGCGAGCGCGGTCGGCGCGGGCGACGCGCCATGCTGCGTCACCTGCCACATCCAGCCGGCGTAGCCGCCGAGCGCGGCGCCGGCGCTGAAGCCCACCTCGGCGCCCTCGACGAGGAAGGAGTCGAGGCTCTCGATCGGGCCGGCGCCCGACAGCGCGACGACGAAGCTGTTGAACTGGTTATCCTTTCCGTGCGCCTCATGATAGACGATGTTGCCGGCGACGAGCGTCCGTCCCATCGCATAGGGGATGCCGGCGAGCGGATCGGCCTTGAACCTGGTCTGGCTGCCGCCGAGCGACGGCGCCGGCCTGGCGGCGGTGACGCCGGCGGCCAGCGACAGCCCGCTCGCCACCGCGGTCAGCGTTGCCGCCGAGACGCCGAACAGGCTGGCGCCGGTCGCCGCGACGGCGGCGGTGTTGACGGCGACCGAGGTCGCCGCGATCGAGCCGGCGCCCGCGACGCCGATCGTCGTCGAGGTGGCGGCGAGCGCCGGCGCGGCACCGATGCCGGCGGTACCGACGACGAGCGCCACCGCGCCCACCACCATCGCCGCGGTGCGCAAGGTCTTCGACATCTAGAGCACCCGCCAGGCGGCGACGAACGCCGTCGGCTGCAGGATCTCGGCGCCCGCCGTGTCCTGGTGGTAGCCGAGCACCCGACCGTTGCCGACGGCGACCGACAGCGCGCCGAACGGCGGCTCGCCGGGCAGCTCGACGATGTCGCCGACCACCGCCGCGGCGGGGGCGATGCGCGACAGGCCGTGCGCGTCGAGCGCGGCGGCGAGACTGTCGTATCCGAAATGGCGCAGCGCCCGCGTCGCGCCGAGCCGCGAGCGATAGCTGCCCGCCTTCGCCAGCCGCACCGGCCGCCCGACCTGCCTCAGGTGGAAGGCGACCATCCGCGCGCAGTCGTTGGTCCCGAAGCGAAACGGCCGGCCGCGGAAGCGATCGACCGTCGCCTGCGCCGCCGCGACGCGGCGCAGCAGGATCGGGCGCGCGGTCACGGCAGCCGCCCGGCGCGGCCGGCGAACGCGTTGCCGGCGCGGCCCGTCACCACCGCCGGCGGCGGCGCGTCCATGCCCCAGTAGACGGTGCGCTCGACGCCGGTGACGAAGGCGAGGCCCAGCTCGCCCGGCCACAGCGACTGGTGGAAGCCGTCGGCGAGCCGCGCGCCCTCGTCGTCGGCGAAGAAGCGTTCGAAGGTCGACACCAGCTCGAGCTCGAGGCTGCGGCCGTGGCGCGTCGAGCGCAGCGTCGGCACGTCGAGCTCGCCGACGAACACCAGTTCGGGATCGGGGACGACGAGCCCGGTGGCGCGGTCGATCGCGCCGACGAAGATCGACGCCGGCGCCCCCTGCATCGCCGGCGACGCGAGGTCGGCGGCGGCGGCGTCGCTTGCCGGATGCAGCGTCAGCCCGAGCGCCGGCGCCTCGTCGCCGACGCCGTCGCTGATCTCCTCGATCGCGGCGAGCACGCCATAGATCGGATCGCGGCCGCGGTAGGTACCGCCGCCCGGCGACGCGTCGGCGAAGGTGGCGACGCCCGCGCCGTCGAGCAGCCGCAGGCTGTAGCCCGGCAGGTCGATGCGCACCGCGCCGAACCAGGTCGGCGACGCCGCCGACAGCGCGGCGTCCATCTGCGGGGTCAGGCTCGACATCAGCCGCGCTCGGTCAGCGTGAACGCCAGCCCGACGGTGCCGGCGATGTCGACCGTCCAGCCCTGCTCGTGACCGGCGACGAAGCCCTCGATCATCGGCGCCGCGACCTCGACGACGTCGTTGGCGGCGGGCGACACGCGCAGCATCGGCTCGATCGCCAGCGTGAGCAGGCCCGACGCCGGCGCCACAGCGGCGCTGCTCACCGAATGGAGGTGGCGGCGGCCGTCGCAGACCAGGCTGAAGAACTGTCCCTCGCCGAACATATAGCCGGCGCTGACGCCCTTGACCGCCAGGCTGCTGCCGCCCTGCCCGGCGCCGTCGACGCGCACGTCGCCGGGGGCGCCGATCGACAGGTTGAGCTGCGGGAAGGCGAGCCGCGCGCCGTCGCGGCGGCCGCGCCGCAGCCGCGAGATATAGGCCAGCGCCAGCGCCGCATCCTGCGTCGGCGTCAGCAGCACGTCGAGCGCGAAGCGGTCGCCGAGCCGGTTGAGCCGCTGCGTCTCGCCGCCGAGCAGCGGCACCAGCTCGCCGCCCCAGTCGAGCGCCCGCGGCGTCCAGCGCTGGGGAACGGGATCGGCGGGCAGCAGGATCGCCATGCGGCGCGAGGCTCCATCAGCGGGAAGGGCGGCGTCGTCCGACGCGTGAAGCCGACCTTAGCGGCGGCACTCGGTCGCCGGTAGGTTCGCGCCGCCTTCGCGCGCGCCGCGCGTGCTTGACCGAACGGGCCGAATCGGAACATAAGAGGAACATATTCGCGGAGGATGCCATGTTCGCGACGCTGATGCTGGTGGTCACCTTGTGGGCGAGCGACCCGTTCCCGGTGGCGACGCGCGGCGATCCCGACCTGCGGCGGCTGCACGAGGCGTGGATGTCGGAAGCGACGAGCCCGGTGCAGCGCGGCGAGATGGATCGCCGGCTGCGCGCCGCGGCGGCCGAACCCGCCCCCGACTGGCGCGCGGTCGCCGACGGCTATTTCGCCTGGCGCAACAGCGATGCCGCCGCCACCGATCTGCGCAACGCCACCTTCGTCTACACCGCGCTGCGCGCCGCGGCGGAGGAGGCGGCGCGCCCGCCGGTCTGCGTGACCGAGACGCGCAGCGAGCCCGGCCTCTGGGGCAATTATCACAGCACTTCGAAGACGACCTGCGACAAGTGAGGGCTCAGCGCACGAGCGCGCGGGCGGCGCGCTTCGCGATCTTCGCTTGCGCCATCGCCGCGCCGCCGATCGCCGCGGCCTGGCCGACGCCGTCGGCATAGGCCTTGAACTGCGCCATCAGCTCGGGCGTGGTGATCGCGCCGGCGAAGCTGACGTTGAGCGGCTGGACGACGGTGACGCCGCCGGCCGCCGCCGTCGCCGCCATCCGCCCCAGCGGCACGATCGTCCCCGAACCTGCCGGCCGGAAGCCCTCGACCGCCGTTTCGTTGACGCGGTAGAGCCGCCCGGCCGACACATCGCCGCCCGCGGCCCGGCGGGGTGCGCGCCCGCCGAACAGCCCACCGAACAGCCGCGTCACGTCGCCGACCAAGCCCGTCGAGCCGTCGCCGCGCGGATCGAACAGCCGGCCGATCTGCGACTTGAGCAGCGCCACGCCGGCGCGCGCGAACGAATCGACCAGCACGTCGCCGAGCGACTTGCCGGCGACGATCGCATCGGTCAGTCCCTGCGCCAGATCCTCCTTGAGCGTCGCGGCGATCTTGCCGATCAGCTCGAGCTGGGCGGGGGCGATCGCCTCGATCGGAATGCCGTCGACCTGCTTCACCGCCGCGATCAGCGCATCGACCTCGGCGCGGAAGGCCTCGGCCGACGGCGTCGGCAGCACCGGCACCACGATCTGCGCGACGGCGTCGTCGGGTCGGGCGGACGGCGCGGCCGACGGGGGCGCCGCCGCTGCGGCCGGAAGTCGGGGTGCGGCGATCTCGTGCGCCGCCGCCAGCGCGCGATCGCGCTGGTCGAGCAAGCGGCGGATCTCCTGCGCATAATCCCCATTGCCGATCCGGCCCGCGAGCTGCGCCGCGTCGAGGCGGTCGCGCGCCGCCTCGAAGCGGTGCGTGGCGGCGGCCACCGGATCGCGTTCCGCCTCGACGCGCCGCCTGATCCGTGCGGCCTCGGTCGCCCGCAATTGCCGGTAGGGCCCGGCCACCGACCGATCGAGCGCCAGCTTGCGCTTCTCGAGCGCGCTGACGCGCCGGCTCGCGGCAAGGATCGCCGCCGCGCCGCCGTCCGATGCGAAGGCCAGCGCCCCCGAGGTGGCGATGCCGAGCGTGTCGCGCGCCTGCGCCAGCTGCGCGATGACCTTGCGGCGTGTCGCGATCTCGCGGCCGAGCAGCTCGCGCGTCGCCGCCTCGGACTGCCGGATCTGCTCGCCGCGCGTCCGGTTCGCCTCGCCGGTCGCGCTCGCGAGATCCGCCATCGCCTCGCGCAGGTCGCGCGCGGCGTCGCCCTGCCGCCGCGCGGCGCCGGCGGCGGCCTCGCTCTCGGTGGCGAACATCCCGGTCAGCGCCGCGGCGGTGGTGAGCGCGACGCCCCAGGGCCCGCTGAGAGTGCCGGCGACCCGGCCGACGGTGCCGCCGACGCCGACCAGCGACGCCGCCAGCGCCGTCCCCTGTTCGCCGAAGATCTGGAAGGCGTTCTTGCCCGCGATCGCGTCGGCCGCGACCTTGACCACCGCGGTGCCGAGGTCGCGGTAGGCCGCCTGCTGGCGGCGGCTCGCCGCATCGGTGGTCTCGGCGCCGCGCGTGACCGACAGCTCGACGCCGGCCATCGCCCGCTGCAGGCTGGCGCCATAGGCGCGGATGTTGCGCTCGGCGGTCTCGGTCTCCGCCACCAGGCGGACGGCGATGATGTCGGCGGTTTCGCTCATCCGGCGGGCCCCTCCAGCCGCCGGCGCCAGTGCCGGGCAGCCGTGCCAGCCTAGGGGCGGCGGTTGCGGCGGGGTAGGTTTGCCGGCCGGCCGGCGCCGTCGGCGCTCAGCACCAGGTCGCCGAGGCGTCGTAGAAATTGGCACCCTGTTCATAATGGTCGACGGTGGTGCCGATGCCGACCGGCTGCAGGAAGATCCGCCGTTCCGCCGGGTTGGCGACGAACTCGCGCGGCTCGACCGGCTCGCCGGTCGCCAGGGTGCCGGTGAAGCTGCCGCACACCCAGCCCTCGCTGCCGTTCGAACTCGGCTGGACGTCGCTCACCCGGATCGAGAAGAGCTCGTAGGGTTCGCCCTGCTGCTTGGCCATCGTGCTGATCATGGCGATCAGTTCGATCTCGCCGCTGTCGGTCGGGGTGATCGCCAGCCCCGCCAGCGCCAGCAGCGCCGCCTGCGCGAACGAGGTCATCGCGGCGCTCGCCTCGCCGCGGCCTCGAGACGTCGACAGAGATCGCGCCGGTCGCCCTGCATCGACGTCATGCCTCCCAACGCGGCGGATCATAACAAGAACGGCGCCGAAACGAAATATCCGGCGCCGCCTACGCGGTCGCGATCCCCCGGGCGGCCAGCCCGGCCTGCCGGGCCCGGACGAAGCCGTCGTCGGGCGGCGGGGCCGCATCGGGTCGGCCGTCGGACGCGCCGTCGCCGCCGTGCCGCGCGTTCCAGCCGTGGAGCAACGCCGCATATTCCCAGTAGCCGAGGTCGCGCGCCTCGGCGGGCCCGATGCCCATCGTCAGGCAGTCGGCGAGCGCGCGCGCATAGTCGAGCCATCCGTCGTCGTGCCGGCCGGATCGTCCGGTGCCGCGTCCGCCGGCCCCGCTTCGTCCGCCGGAGACGGGGCCGGCCCGGCTTTTTTTGGCGCATAGCCCTCGACGAGCGCCGCGACGATCGCCACCGCGAGGTTCCAGGCCTCGCGCAGCGGCAGCTGCAGCGTCCCGTCGCGGGCGCAGACATAATGTTCGACCAGCCGCGCCGCGACGATCGGGGTGACCTCGACCGGCTGCCCGTCGACCGCGCCGCGGCGTCCGCCGATCAGCCCCTGGCGGATCGGCTCGATGACGTCGGCGAGGTGGAATTCCGCCTCGGTCGCCAGCCCGAGCGCGGCGCTGTCGATGACGTAGCGGCCGCGCAGCAGCCGCGCGTAGAGCCCGCCGATGCCGACGTCGCACTTCGCCTGCAGCTCGGCGATCTGCGCGAGCCCCAGCCGGAAGCTGTAGATGCCGTCGGCGAACGGCAGGTCGATGCTCGTCCGCATCAGGCCGCCGCTGCCCAGGTCCAGGCGCCGTCGGAGACGATCTGCAGCGACACCGAGCCGAACTCGCCGTCGCTGCCGCCGAGCTGCAGATTGGTCAGCATCGCCGGCCCCTCATAATAGCCGTCCTCGACCGCATCGCCCGCCGGCTCGCTCACCACGAAGCGGTAGCTGCGCGTGACGCCGACCGCGCCGCGGATCGTCGCCGCCTGCGCGCGGTTGTAGAGGCCTTCGCCCGACAGGTCCCACTGCTCGCCGGTGACGGTCAGCCGCCGGTGCGGCACGTCGTCGGGGTCGGCGCAGTCGCGCACGAACTGGTCGGCGGTGTTGACCTGGTGGGTGAAGCTGCGCGTCGTCAGCCCGCACACCGCGGTGAAGACCTGCGGGCTCGCGCCGTCGCCGATCAATATGTCGACATAGGTGCCTTTGACGATCGCCGGTCGCGCCAT